CTTGATCGACTTCTCGCCGTCACCATCGCAGTACGCACCGAGCTGGTTCTGCGCAGCACGGTCCGACACCTTGCCCACCACGACGACAAACGGCAGCGTCATCCGGTCCAAACCACGGCCGTAGGTCTGGTCAAACTCGATGGTGTCCGGGTAGTCCACCCACGCGCCAGGCGGCGTCAGCTTCGGCGGGGGGTACCGGAACACGCGCAGTCCGGCGATGGTGTCCGCGCGGTCGCCCACCTGGTCCATCACGTCGGCGAGGTTCATCTACCCCACCCGCCTCGGACGCCCGAACCCCCGCAACGCCACACCCACATCCGGGTCCACCTTGGACAGCAACCGAAGCTCTGAGCCTTGCTCGGGCGATCCTGCCACGCCGTACGGCGACTCCCGCCGGGACAGGAACCGTGACGCCTGCAACTTGGTGGCCAGCACCACCGGTACCGGAATCGCGAGCCAACCGAAACGCGCCGTGACGAGCACCTCGTACCCGTCAACGCTGACCGGGTACACCGCGGCGTCCGCGTTGAACGCCAGCCGCGTATAAGGCTTGCCCTTCGCCACGGCATTCTTGGGCTCCAGCGTGAACTGTGTCGTCACGCCACCAGAAGGCGTCTGGACCACCAGCCCGACCTCGGTCATCAGGTCATCGATGGTGACCACCCACCGGCCCCGTTCGTAGTCGGGCCATGCGGTGTATGTCCACTGCGCGGGCGCATCGAGCAGACCAAACTGTCTGTTGGTCCGCTCGTCTACCGCACGGGAGGCGCCAGTGATGGCGTTGGCGATCTCGACATCATCAATGTCGTCGTCTATGCGCGTGTACGCGCCAAGATCCAACCCACTGATGTAGTCGGGCTCCCACGCCATCTCCGGCACCTCCCTCCGTCAGCTCGCGCTCTACTGTGGACCTACTTGCTTGCCGGGACCTCTGTGCTCGGTGGCGGGGGAGGGTCCAGCTTGAAGGTGGAGACATGACCCGTGCGGGTGGTGGCGGTCACCTGCCGGGTGTCCCGATCCAGCACGAGCGTGGCGCCCGTGCTCGGATCCACGGCATAGCCGAGCGTCTCCAGATCGTTCTGTACCCCCGCCGAAACGAAACCGGGGGCACCCATCGCGCCGGCCCGTGCCGCGACCTGGCGCAGTGCGTCCGTCTCCGCGCGGAGCATGGTCAGCTCATCGGCATCGACGTTGCCCAGCTTCATTTTCAGCTCGTCCCGTTCCCGACGGAGCTGCTCCATCTCGGCCTGACGCACGGCATCAGCGGTGGCCTGTGCCGCCGCGGACGTGTTGAACCCGCTCGGTTCACGGTCGGTCGTCAAGGTCGGTGGGGTCGGTGGAGTCCGGGTCGACTCGTCCTTACTGGTCGAATCCTGCCGTTCCTTCTGTGGCATCGTGTCGCCCTCTCGCGTGATCGTGTGTCTGTCCTAAGTGGAGCACGTGGCGGTTAGACCACCGGGTCGTAGATGACCTCACGGACGCCGGCAACGTCCGTGCATGCCGTGGCCTTGTATCCCCAGATCGCCACGTCCACGTAGGCCACGCGGTATTCGAACTGGAGCCGGTTGGGCGCGGTCGCCCACCCGTGCACGTCGGCGCGGTCGAAGAGATACGACGATGCGGCGACCGAGCCGGACGCGGCAAGCGCCCACGCGGGGATGCCACGTAGACCGCCGATGATGATGGCACCGAAGAAATCCTCCGTGCGCCCGTCGGCGTTGCTCGGCGCGAGGATCGGCAGCAGCTTGCGCCCGTCCGCGTCCTTCGCGTCGGCCAGCTTCTTATACAGGTCGATCTGCACGGGGAACTCGCGCATCCGGAAACCGCCGCGCACGTAGTGCAGCGCGGCAAGCGCGGCTTCCAGCTCGCCGACCAGAGTGGAGCCGGCAGCACCGGTGGTCAGCGTGATACCCGTGGGTGTGAGCGCGTCGAGCATCGCGACCGCTGCGGCTTCGAGCGCTTCGAACCACGCGCGGACCATCTGACGCCAGATGATGCCGGAGAGCTGCGGGTTGCCCCCCTGCTCCCACGCCTCACGGGTGACCTCCACCTTGCCGGAGCTGGCCGTGGGGGTGATGGTCTGCGCGGTGGCAGTGAACACACCAGGAGTCGGCTCGACACCCTGTGTGTGCGTGGCCACCAAACCGCTCGCGCTGTTGAACTTGGGCACCACGAACGGCGTGGCATCGGTCAGCGTGCCCTTGTTGATCGCATTCCAGATCGGATACTGAAACTCCTGCTGGTCCACATACATGTCCGGGCGCTGCCGGTTGGGATTGAGCGCGGTGACGTCCGCGGTGTCCACATCGAACTCGCGCATCGCCGCGAACTGCGCTTCTACAAACTTCTGCGCCCGTGCCAGCGCCTCGCCGTCGCCGCGTGAGCCGGCCACCAGATCGGTCGAGAAGTCGTATTGCGGACCCTTGGTGAGGTTGCCCTTGCGGTCGAAGCGGTACGGCAGCGGCTCATTCACGCGATCCATGGCCAGAGCGCCGGTACGCCGCGTCGGATCGACCGGCTGACGCTGCTCGGGAGCCGGCGGAGCCGGCGTGAGCTGCGGCACGCCGAGCAGCACGCCGAGCTGACCACTCTTGATGAGCGCGTCAACCTGCTCCGCGGACAGGTTGAGACCGCCATCGGTGCGCGGCTGTGCCTGCTGCTGGGTCTGCTGCTGGGCGCCCACCAGAGCCTGGATCGCTCCCGGCCGCGCGAGCAGCGCAGTAAGCTGGTCCTGGGAAAGGGTGAGCCCGTTGGCCGGGGGCGCGGGCGGGTTGGCGGGAGCGGCACAGGTCACGCCCTCCGCGTGAATCTGGCCACACGTCGAGCACGGGTCCACTGTGTCTCCTCCGGTACGGCTCGCTGCTACCTTGGTCAGTCGAGCGTCATCGAACACGGGCATGGGGGTGAGCGACACCTCGCGCGTGGTCGCGCGATGCACGTCCCACACTTCATCTTTGTCATTCCACGTGGCGTCGGTGGACAGGTCGAAGTCGACCCCCACCGACAGTCCATCTAGGACCTGGTCCTCGGCGAGCTGGAGCGCCTGATCGCCATCCGGACCACGGGCCACTTTGAACTTGACACGGAATCCGGCAGGCGTATTGGCCAACGACTTCGCAAAACCGAGCGGCTTCTCCATGTTGTGCTGACGCAACAACTTGACCCGGCCGGGCGCCCGCTCATTCCACTTGAGACTGTTGGGCAGGAACCGAAACTTGATGCCGAACTTCTGGCCCACCACGCCGTACGGCATGGCCAATCCTTCGATGATCCGAGTCTCGCGGTTGACCGAGAACGACAGGACGGGCATATCAGCGAAGTGGAGCCCGCTGTCACCGTCAAAAGTGAAACCGGCCACTGTGGACGCGTTGACCTTCTCCGGCTCACCTTCGGGCGCCGGCTCACCCTCGGGAGCCGACTCGGGCGCCGGAGGTGGCGGCAATGGGACGCGACCCTCGCGCGCGCGAATCTCATCGAGCACGGCGTCTCCGTACATGGCGTGCTCCTTCTCGTACACTCCCCAGCGCTCGGTGGGGTTGGCCTTCATGTAGTCATCAAGATCGAACTCCACGCGGTGGCCACGGCGGGTTACGTCGCCCATCGAGAGCCGATCAGTGATGGCGCGCATATACAGCGCGAGCACGTCATTGATCCGGTCACGGCGCCGGTCGATGGCGTTCGTGTAGGTCCGGCTGGTGGTGCTGATACCGAGGTCCTCCGGATCGATGCCGATCTCATTCGCGATGGCGAGCGCAGCTTGCTTGTCCAGCTCGGCAAGCTGGAGCTGCTGCGGTGACGGCGCATCGACGGAGTTGTACTTCATCGAGTTCGGTACCCACGCGGTACCGCGCTTCTTGCGCTCGGCGCGCCACGTCGCAAGGATCTGAACGATCTCATCGTCATCGATCTCGTCCGCGCCCTCGGACGGAGTGAAGTAGTCCAGCGGACGCGGGTCATCGGCGTACATCGATGCGGCGAGCATGAGCAGGATGGCGAGCCGGATCGGCCGGCCGGCAACCTGTAGCAGCGCGGGGTTGGGCGAGTCGAATCGGATGATCTCATCAGCCGGTACTGGCTTGCCATCAACCCACACCACTTTGTCCCGCGGGTCGATGCCGGACGGCAACGGCGCCGGAGAGCGCCCGGTTGGCGGATCAACAGAGACCGAGCTCACATCGAGATGCTGGACTTTGAACGGGAACAGCCCGTGATCGAATGCGGTGATCCGCCACCAGGAGATGCTCTCGAAGAGCAGATCTTCCACGGTCTGGGCGATCGTGACAACGTTGGCGACGTCTGAATCGAGCTGCTCCAGCAACGGATTACGCACGATCGCGTTGCGCGAGTCCTTCTGCACGAGCGGCAGCGTGGCGATCGAGCAGATCATGTTCCGCCCACGGACAACCGCGGGCACGCTGAGCGCGTCATGCCGGCTGATCCGGGTACCCGTACGCCCGGCAAACTCTAAGATCAGCTGATCGATCGGGCGCGGGGCGGCGTCGAACTGTCGCGGCGCCAGGTCGCGAAAGAACCTGCGCACCTTCCCCCACCACGTCATGGGCCGGAGTATGCGCAGATCAGCGGCTATTGTCCAGACATACCGACAAGAGTTCGTCTAGCCCTATTGTCGTCCGGTCCAACCGATTAACAGCGTTTAAACGCTCAGCGAGCGACGACCAACCGCGGCTTGCCAACCGGTGGCGGCAACGTCCGGGCGAGATGCACCGCACCAGCCATCGCGTACACCGCGTCGACATGACCGGCGCCCCGCCGGCTGAAAACCCACCCACCGCCGCGCGGCAACCTCTCGGCACCACCCACCTGTGCGTTCAGCAGCGGGTCATCGGACTGGCACACCCGGCCGGCCGTCACCTGCTCAGCGAAGCCCATGCACACGGCAGTCACCTCGCTGCGGATCTCGGCCACCGTGACCCCCTTCGGGGGCCAGCCTGGCCGCTCCGCCATGTCCGCCGCGAACGCCGCCCCCGGGCCGTTGGGCAGCCAACCCAGCGCCTGCGGTCGAGCGGCGGCCGTAAGCCCGGGATGGTCACGGCGCATCCGATCCACACAACCGACGCCATCCCACGCGCCCACCACCCACACGCCGACCCTTCCGTCCACGAGCACGGCGGCTCCGGCGAGCGTGGCGTGACGTTCATCAGGCGCGATATCCAAGCACAGCGCGGTCCGCGACCGGGCGGCCGGTCGGGGACCCAGCACCCGACAGCGCAACCACGCGCCCGGGTCGATGGCCGGATCGAGGTGCTCGACGCGGATGCACATCTTCTCGGTCTTGAATCCGGACAGCGCCTTTCCACCGGCTCGGACAGCCCGGTGCGCCGCAGCAAGCAGGGTCTGTGCGTCGGTCCCCCGCCGGCCGAGATTCGGGTTGGCCATGGCCAGTGCGCGCACGTCGGTCGGATCCGCGTCCTTCGGCGCACTCCACTCCAGCAGCCCCAGCCGAGGGTCACCCACCATTCCGGGGATCGGCTCTCCGGCGAGCAGCCGCTCCGCGGCGCGGTGGTCGCCGTGCTCGGCCCACCACTCGATGAACGCGATAGCCTCGCTGCGCAGCTCATTGAGCACGATCGAGCGGTCGTCACCCGCGTTGCTCAGCGCCCAGATCTGCGCATCGTCCGGAGACGCCGCCGGCTCGGCGGCGTTCCACGCGTCGTGGGTGTGGTGCTGGCGCAGCTCGTCACAGATCAGACGATTGATCGTGAGCGACCGCCCACCTTCCTCGTTACTCGCGGCGATCTTGTAACGGGCCTTCTCGGTGGTCCAGCTCTGAACCTCGCCGTTCGTCTCACGGGTCCAGCGCCGCGAGCCGCGCAACTCATCGAAATCCGGCGTCCGCTCCGCCAGCTCGACCGCTTTGAACCATGACTCCTTGGCGTACTCCAGCTTGGTGGACGTGCCGAGGATCAGCCGGTACGCGCACACGAATTGCCAGTAAAGAGTAAGAATGACCAATAGTTCCGTTTTGCCGTTCTGGCGGGCCACCAGGATGAGCACGATCCGGAACCGCGGACGACCGTCCGGCAGCAGCTCGCCACCGTGGATCGCCGCGAACTCCTGCCACGGATCGAGCGGCCGGCGCAGCACGTTGCGCGCGAAAGCGATCTGGGCGAACCCGGTCGAAGTGGCGGGGGTCAGCTCGCGCAGCGGTGGCGTCCAGAGCCTAGGCTCCGTGCTCCCGAGCACGCTCAGTGCGCTCGCGCCGCTC